TACAGGGCGACCTGACTGCACAGAACATTTTTCTCAACGATACGCCGTTGGCAAACGACAGCGGGGAATACAACTTCAGCGGCGTGAAATGGGAGTTCCGCAAGGGCACACAGGACCAGACCTATATTGCCGGGATGCCCCAGGTCGATAACGAGCTGGCGGTGGGCACAACTGTCACCACCGCCGCGCCCTGGACACGCCAGTTTACCAACCTTTCCCTGGATGCCATCCGCATCAAGCTTAGCCTTCCGGTCCAGTATCTCTATAAAGATAACGGCGATATGGTGGGCACGGTTACCGAGTATGCGATCGATTTATCAACGGACGGCGGCGCCTGGAAAACGGTTGTAAACGGCAAGTTTGACGGAAAGACCACGACGGAATATCAGCGTGACTACCGTATCGATCTGCCAAAATCCACGTCCGGCTGGTCTGTCAGGGTCAGGCGTATTACGGCTGATGCCAGCGGATCAAATTCGAAACTGGTTAACGCCTTCAAGGTGTTTTCGTATGCGGAAGTCATCGACAGCAAGCTTCGTTATCCTCTGACGGCGCTACTGTATGTCGAAGTGGACAGCAGCCAGTTCAACGGCAGCGCACCGAAGGTGACCTGTAAGATAAAGGGCAAACTGATAAAGGTTCCGGATAACTATGATCCGATAACCCGAACCTATTCTGGCTCATGGTCCGGTGGGTTTAAAATGGCCTGGTCCAATAACCCCGCCTGGATATTTTATGATCTGGTTCTGGATGAAATTTACGGCATGGGCACGCGCGTGGATGCATCCATGGTGGATAAGTGGGCGCTGTACTCAATAGCCCAGTATTGCGACGAAATGGTTTCCGACGGTGCCGGTGGCACCGAACCGCGTTTCACCTGCAACGTTTTCATTCAGAGCCAGGCGGACGCCTGGCAGGTACTTAACGATCTCGCCGCGGTATTTCGTGGCATAACGTTCTGGGGCAACGATCAGATTTATGTCCAGGCAGACGTCCCGCAGGACGATGTTGACTGGGTTTATAACGTCTCAAACGTTATCGATGGGCTGTTTACTTATGCGGGCGGCTCATACAAGAATCGCTACAGCTCCTGCCTGGTGTCCTGGTCCGATCCGCAGAACCATTACAGCGATACCGTTGAGGGGGTTTACGATTCGGCGCTTGTAGAACGTTACGACGTCCGGCAGACGTCCCTGACCGCAATCGGCTGCACCTCGCAAAGTGAAGCGCACCGACGCGGTCGCTGGGTATTGCTCTCCAATGCCAAAGACGGGACCGTATCGTTTGGCGTGGGGCTGGACGGTTATATCCCGTTGCCCGCTGAAATTATCGGTGTCGCCGATCCTTTCCGCTCTGGTAAGGAGAACGGGGGCCGCATAAGCGCGGTCAACGGCCGCCAGATTACCCTCGATCGAGAAATAGACTACGCGGCGAAAGACCGGCTGGTGGTTAACCTTCCCGACGGAAAAGCCCAGACGCGGACAATCAGCGCGGTGAGCGCCGATAAAAAAACGGTGACGGTGGCTACGGCATTCAGTCAGGTTCCTGTGGCGGGCGCTGTCTGGGCGATAGACAGTGATAACCTCGCAATACAGTACTTCAGGGTCACCTCAATCGCGGCTAACGACGACAGTACAGGTGGTTTCACTATTACGGCCGTTCAGCACGATCCAAACAAATATCGTTACATCGATGACGGCGTTCGGGTCGAGTCTCCCCCGATCACCGTCACGCCGATAAGCGTCCTGTCTGCTCCGAAGAATATCGTGGTGACTGAGAGCGATCATGTGTCTCAGGGGCTGACTGTAGCAAGCCTGGACGTGTCATGGGATAGGGTAGAGGGCGCAATCCGGTATGTTGCCCAGTGGCGTAAGGACAACGGGGACTGGATAAACGTTCCGGTTACCAGCGCGCAGGGTTTCTCGGTTCAGGGCATTTATTCCGGCAGCTATGACGTGCGCGTCCGGGCGCTGAATGCGCAGGATACGTCGTCACCATGGGGATACGGTGAAACAACTTATCTCTCCGGTAAAACGGGAAAACCGGGTACTCCGCTCAACTTCCTGGCGACCGAAGATGTGGTCTGGCATATCGACCTGACCTGGAAATTTCCGGATGGCTCAGGCGACACGGCCTATACAGAGATTCAGCGCGCCACAACTGCCGACTACGCCAATCCTGAACTGCTGGTCATGGTGCCGTACCCGGCTGCAGATTATCAGCATGGCCCCATGCCTGCCGGCGTTCGCCAGTGGTACCGCGCGCGCCTGATTGACCGTATCGGTAACGCCGGGGACTGGACCGACTGGATCATGGGCACGTCCTCGATAGATGTCAGCGAAATAACCAATGACATTCTGGAGGATATGAAAGAGTCGGAAACGTTCAAAGACCTGATCGAGAACGCGGTGGACAGCAACGAAAAAATTGCTGGCATGGTTAATGACATCAAACAGGCCAATGACGAACTGGAGCTGCAGGCGAAGGATATCGCCCAAAACGCCCAGAACATTGGGAAGGTACAGACCAGCGTTAATGAGCTTTCCAGCACGGTCGGGGATGTTTCGTCTTCACTCAGCCAGCTTGAGAAAACGGTGGCAACAGAAGATGCCGCCCTGGGCCAGCGAATCGACAGCATTAGCGTATCCATGGACGGCATGACGGGTGGAGTGAAGAACTCGGCTATCGCGATTATTCAGGGCAACCTGGCTCAGGTGGCCACGCGTAAATCGTTGTCGGCTTCGGTCGCAGGTAACAGCGCACAGCTGGACCGCATTGATGAGGTGATTGTCAACGAGAAGGAGGCAACGGCGCGCTCTTTGCTGAGCCTGCAGACGGACGTTAACGGTAATAAAGCTTCCATCAACAGCCTGAATCAGACGTTCTCGGATTACCAGCAGGCTATGGCCACGCAGGTAAACAGCATCACGGCGACCGTTAATGGCCACACTTCTGCGATCACCACCAACGCGCAGGCTATTGCCAACGTCAACGGCGACCTGAAGGCGATGTACAGCATCAAGGTCGGGTTATCCAGCAACGGCCAGTATTACGCGGCGGGGATGGGGATCGGCGTGGAGAATACGCCATCCGGGATGCAGTCACAGGTTATCTTCCTGGCTGACCGCTTCGCGGTAACGCACCAGGCCGGAGCGACCGTTACGCTTCCGTTCGTTATTCAGAACGGGCAGACCTTTATCCGAAATACTGTGATTGGTGAAGGGACTATCGACAACACAAAAATCGGCAGCTACATCCAGTCCACAACCTGGGACGGCACGGGGAACGTTGGCTGGCACATCAACAAGTCAGGCTACGCGACGTTCAACAACGTGACCGTTCGCGGCTCGATTTACGCCACAAACGGTAATTTTTCTTTCAATGGCTCCGGCAACACAACGGTTATCAATGGTAATGGCGTAACCATCAATATACCGGGAGGTGGCCGGATCGTACTCGGGACATGGTCATAAAATGCCGACAGGATTATTGATAGAACTGAATGACGGCGGAAAGCGTATGGAGATAACGGCGGGCCTGAGATGCCCGTCTTTTGGTGGCAGCTTTGACACCGGCTACCAGAAAGCAAAGTATGTGGACATCGCTGGTTATGTTTCAGGAGCGCAGGTGCTGTTTATACCGCATGCGACTGCCTATGTTGATTCAGGGCTGTGGCATAAAATGAATTCCATCACTATCTCTGGTGGGAGGGTTACGCAAAATTCAAGAATGCAGGCGCTGGGTATAAGTGAGAGAGATAGTACCTATACCTTTCCCGGTAGTGTCTGGCAGATATTTCCGACAGGTCAGCGAAGCGGGGTGGGCCTGCTCATCAGCGACAGTACTGACTTCACCTCAATAACCAATGCCACGCAGTCAGGGCAATGCATCTGGAAGGGTACTGTAAGTGTTCCGACCGGAGGATGGGCGGTTCCCACGATAGCAGGACACGACAAGTCGAAGTACGTCGTTTTCGGGCGCTGTAATAGCGGTAACACGATTGACTTCGACGGTAACACCGTCAGGTTCTTCAGCCCTCCGTCCACGAACGATGATGCTCCTGCAACTGGCACCATAGACATCGTTATTTTCGCCAGTGGCGTGGCGCCGCAGCCTGGTACCGGCCTCAATATTTTTAATGCTGCAGGGGCCTGCACCTTTTCAACCACAAAACGACCATTCGTATACCTCAATCAACTCTGGACCCCTTCAACAAGCGCCGTGAATATCGGTAGCGGCTATGTTCCGCTCGGCAGGTTTGGTCTGATGGTACATATGGTCAATGGCATGTATGTGTATCGAATGTTCGGAATAAAAATACAGAACGGCAGCGCTTCAGTTCAGGGCGGAAAATATCTTGGTCGTGAGCAATATGCCATTTTCGGTAATAACACGGTGACGTCGCTCAGCCTTCCGGTTCTGCCCGATATGTACGTCTGAATTAACTACCTAATTAAATCAACCTCGCTCCGGCGGGGTTTTTTATTGCCTGGAGAAAATATGCTTTATAACACCGGCACCATCGCCATTAACGGAAACACCGCAACCGGCACCGGCACAAACTGGACGGCACCCGCCAGCCAGGTCCGCGCTGGCCAGACGATTATCGTGATGTCTAACCCGGTACAGATGTTCCAGATTTCATCCGTGAACAGCACCACTTCAATGACGGTTACGCCTGCTGCTTCCCCTGCGCTCAGCGGCCAGAAGTATGGAATTCTTGTGTCAGACAATATCTCGGTCGACGGCCTGGCACAGGCCATGTCAAAGCTCATCAAAGAGTATGACGAGAACATTGGCGCGTGGGAGACGTTCGCCACCACCTCAGCAAACCAGAGCATCACAGTTACCATCAACGGCAACCCTGTTACGATCCCCAGCATCGGCAAACTGGCGCAGAAAGGGAGCAATGGTGCGCTTGCTGTTGCAGACGGCGGGACCGGGGCAACGACTGCAGCAGACGCTCGCTCAAACCTCGGTTTAGGAAGTAGCGCTACAAAGGACGTCGGAACAGCTGCAGGAAACGTCCAGGTTGTTGGTGGGCTAGGGGGGCCGGTGGATGCTTACAGGTTCTTCCTGATTGAAGCAGCGTTACCGTCAAACACCATCAATTTGGATGACGCGCGCAACCCTGGTGTCTTTCCTAACCTCATCAATTTCACTACTGCAGTAAACCCTCCGGCTGCAAGCGGGTACGGGTACATTCAAAACTATGTTCGAATTGCTGGCAGCAACGGTGCATCGACTCAATTTATGTTGCCTTATGCCACGCAAACGGATGCCGGGCGGTTCTTTTACCGAGGGTTTAATACCAATGCCTGGGCACCATGGAAGGAGGTCATGACTTCAGCCGTTTCTGATAAGACAATGAAAAACATCGGCGATGACCTCGATCTGGAAGCGGCGTTGCTAAATATCTGCCGGATGGAATTCAAGCACTTCACCTTTAAATATGATGAAACGCAGACCCCACGGCGCGGAGTGATATCTCAGCAAATAATGACCATTGATCCTGAATACGTCAAAGATATTGGAGGCCTTCTGCATCTTGATCAGACACCAATGTTGCTCGATGCGCTGGCAGCAATCAAGGCCCTGACAATCCGTGTCAAGGCATTGGAAGAACAGGCTGCCACTAAGGTTTCAGTTCAGTAAGCTATATCTGTATTAGCTCAATCTTGATCTGGCACTGTTACTGCTCAGGGCTTAACTTAAGCTGACAGTCCGCTCTGTACCAAAAGCGGACCTTAGCCTAGGAATATAGTTGTCTCTACGTTAATAAATTAAGGTATAATGTTTTCTTGCTCTTCTGCTGGAATCACTTCTTCAGGTTGAGCCACAACTTCTGCAATAGAGTTTAATTTGTCCCGAAGCCCTATTATTGTCTGGCGCAGAGGTTCTAACAATTCTGGTTCCCGATCTGCTTGTTGTACTATCCATTCAGCAAATGTATCTTTGCTTTCAGGAATTAGGGTGAGAATATGGTAATGTAAATGATCATCTCTTTCATTTATATAATCGACAATCTTCCCAAAATTATCGGGGAAAAATTCACTATGAGGTGTTTTTGTAACTGTCAAAAAACCTGCTTCTGATGCTCTATGCTTAACCTCTGCCGTGAAAATATTCTCCAAACATCCCGGCCAAAAAGATTTTTCCACTCTACAATTGCCCATCAATTGTTGCAATTCACTAATAAAAGGCAATCGACACCAATAAACTTTATTTGAATTGTCTTGAATCCAGACTCCGCCATCGCCTAATCTTTTATTTTTATAAAGCTCACGACCTTCTTTATCATTATCAACTAATGCAAAAACAGCTCGACCAGGTGCTAATGTTTGGATAATTTTACCGTTACTTGCAAGAGCCTCCATTTTAGTTGTGCCTCCGCCAGATTCGAAAATAAAAGGCATTTCACCTCCGACAAACACCTCCCAAGCTTTTGCAAATACAGCGGCATCTGTGGCACCTTCAACAAACACGATTGATGCGTTATGCTGTAGTAACTTTTGTTCTAATGAAACTCTCAACTCTTTTGATTTTTCTATCTCTGCATGAGCCTGCTCTAGGTAACTGCTAATCACTGGTAGATGCGGTGTCTCACCCATTAACTCACTTGGTAGTTGTGTTGAATCCTTGTGTAATTCTTTTACAACAGAGTTCAAACGCCCCATATGTTCATGCGTTTTAGAAACGAAATATTTGCTAACACCATCATCTTTAAGTGAAAAAAATGCAGGACTGTGGCTGGTTAAGAATATTTGTTTGTTATTAGCTCTTCCTAGCTCTAGAAATGTTTTAGCTTCTTCAATGGCATTTGCCAGCTCTAAGGAATTTTCAGGCTCTTCAAAACCCCATATATGGTATTCCTTTGAACTATTGTCTGAGAGAAATGAAAGAATTTGAGGGATATGTCTAACCTGAATACCATCGCCGCGTTGCAAAGTCAAGCTGTATGAATCACCCTCTTCTGAAGTAACTTCAAAATCCAAGGACTTAAATAAGTCAGTAAGATCTCTAGGTGTAGAAACAGAACTATTGATTTTAAGGGATGTTAAAAGCCCTTGAGTTAATTCTTGAGTTCTATTCCTTAGGGCTTCGGTAAAATTAATTAATGAGCCTGAAAATTCAGCATGCTCAGAAATAACCTTGTAAATTTCCGCTTGAAGACCTTCAAATATCTTTCTGTCTTTTATTGCAGGTATGTAATGAAATTGTATTTTATTAAGAAATCTTGTTAAGTATTGCTGTAGATTAGGTTGAGTTATTGAGGAGTAAAATTTTGGATCTTCTTGATTAGTAATGCTCCATTGTTTCTTAACCCAAAATGAGTCTCCTAACGATGCTCTCCAGTTTATTGGGGTTGTAAACCAAATCTTCACATAAACAAACTTTCTTATATCATTTTCTGGTGTTGCTTCTGAGCGGCGAGCATGTGAGAAATCACGTTCAAAACGAAAGGCTTGATTTGGATTTGTTTCATTTCTGAAAAATAAATTTAGAGCTCGCAAAACGTTGCTTTTCCCTGCGTCGTTTCTTCCAAAAATGACATTAGTTCCAGAACAATTGTTTAAATCATCTTTATAAATAGAACGGAAATATGCAATTTCCACTTGCTTTATAAGTTTCATAAGTATCATTCCATTAAAATAGTCAGTTCATTTCGGCCTATACTACTGCCTCCCAAGGTAGGTTTATAGCAAAACCAACACAACTAAGCGATCTGATGAAGCAATCTTTAAGTGAAATGATTGAACAGGATATGCTCTGAACCAACTATTCGACGTGTTGATGAATAAATCAACATCAGCTTATCGCTCAAAGCAGACGGTCAGCTTTGATAGTGTGCTGCCAGATCAAACGGTCAGGTTAAGTCTGAGCTAATACACTATATCGCGGATCGGGCTTTGAGTTCAGCAAGCTCACTCTCAATGCTTTTTACCCGGTTGGCCAGCTCCTTTATGGCCTCAACATACAGGGCGCTCATAGCACTGTAGTCCACTGTTTTGAGATCGTTAATCACTTCTCCATTCCGCGTTGTGCCGGTACCGCCTGAACTTACCGCGACAGGAAGAACACGCTCCAGTTCCTGTGCGATGATACCTGCGCTGCGTATTGATTCCGATTCAGTCAGTTGAATGCCAAACGTATACCCCGTCAGGGAGCAAATCTTCCCCAGAGCGTTACTGACGGGCTCTTTGTCGAATTTAACTCGTTCATCCGAAGTCTGATTCATCGTGACGCAGGTGAACTTACCATCAGCCCCAAATGCAAAAGAGTATCCGTTGGAGCCGCCGTTATCATTATTGTCAGGACGGATCTGAATAATTCCTGTTTGCCCGGAATAAATAACCCCCCTGGATGCCCCACCTGTGCCATAGAACCACACATGGGCATTTTGATTGTCAGCTGGGGCCAGAACAGCAATTTTAGTTTTGCATTCCATATCAGCAGTCGTCGCTATTTTTGCCGATGCGCTGATGCTGTTCTGGCAGGTAATTGGATTACGAAATTCAAAGCTATCACCGATAAAAACGTATTTCCCTGCATAAAATGTGAAGTCTCCTTTCCCCATGGCGCCTTTAGAATTACCGCCGCACAGGATTCGCGCATCATAGTCGTTCGTGCCAAGAAAATGGAAATCAACGAAGCTTGCAGAAGAGACTTTCTTCGCTCCAATTTCGAGACTTCCAAAGTTGGCTGTGACGCTATCTCCTAAACCGACGTTTTATAGATTGCCCTTAGGCTTCCTGGCCGATAACTTCACCTGATTTTTTGCAGAAATTATTGGGTGAAAAATATGCAAATTGGCTATGTAAGGGTGTCAACAAATGACCAAAATACGGATCTTCAGCGACAAGCGCTCGAACGCGCAGGATGTGAGCAGATTTTCGAAGAAAAAATGAACGGAACAGTGGCAAACCGACCAGCACTCAAAAAGCTTCTTAAGGCATTGAATGAGAGGGATACGTTGGTGGTTTGGAAGCTGGATCGCCTTGGACGCAGCATGCGTAATCTGGTTCTGCTGGTAGACGAGCTCCGGCAGCGCGGTATCCACTTTAAGAGCCTCACGGACAGTATCGATACATCCAGCCCGATGGGGCGCTTCATCTTTCATATCATGTCAGCCCTGGCGGAAATGGAGAGGGAGTTGATTGTGGAGCGTACCCGGGCAGGTCTGGCTGCAGCTCGAGAGAAAGGGCGAATCGGCGGCAGGCGTCCGAAGCTTACTTCGGAGCAATGGGACCAGGCGGGCCGATTGATTGCGAACGGTCTGGACAGGAAGCAGGTAGCGATAATTTATGACGTTGCCGTATGCACGCTTTATAAAAAATTTCCCGCTTCAAAGTAGGCTTAATTTTGCTCACACAGAATTGCGGCCATAAAATTTACAAAACTCATAATTCGAAGCGACGTAGAAACTTAGAAACGAAACGGCGAAGCTTTAATCAGTCATGGCAGACCCTCTGTCTTGCGTGCATACTCAAATGAAACTACTGTATATAAAAACAGCATTCGAGGTGTGTCGTATGGAATTTATCAGGCCTGCAGAACTGCGAGAAATTATTGCTCTCCCGCTTTTCAGTGACTTAGTGCAGTGTGGTTTCCCTAGCCCCGCAGCTGATTACGTTGAACAGCGCATCGATCTCAATGAGTTACTTGTCGCTCACCCGAGTTCGACATATTTCGTCAAAG